GTGGTTACCATGAATAATTCTTCGGATTTCTTTGTTCCTGGGTTAGATACAACCGCTCTTAACCGCCGCCGGAACGTGGGGGTGGAGTGTGCTGCTTCTGACCTATGGAGGGGAGAACCTAATTCACTAGACATCGGTCAGTATTCGAGAGATGAAATCCGACGTTTTGTGTGGATGAAGTTCAGGATGCATCCTAGTGTCAGACCCATTGGTTATGTTAATTCAATGCCGTGGATGACCTATGATGTTTTGGTTCAAGAGTTGAAGAACAGGTTTGAGCTGCACACTGAGAGCTGTGAGGCTATCGGTGAAGCTCTTGGAGGGGGAATGTCCGAAAAGATTGACCCCGAAGCGTTGGTGAACGAAGTCTTGAGAGAGTGCTATGGCGTTCCTGCGAAGCCGAAAGGTATCAAGGACGCTTTTTTGGACCTCTTGGGAATGTCTGGTGATTCTGATGAAGAAATGACAGCAGAGGCACCAGTGGATGATCAACCCATCAATGCGGAAGATGCTAGTGGAGAAAATTTAAGTATTGACACAGACAGTGATGATCAGGATGATGTGGATGGAGCGTATTGGAAGGACGCAAAATCTTGGGAGACTGAGAGGTATCTCGAGGTGGGGAATAGAGTCCGCGACCTACATTTACATTCCTGTTGTGGACAGGTTAGGGAACATAGTGGCGAGAACTACTATTGTCCCAAATGCCGGACCACTAATCCCTGTTCCTCGGTCAAAATTGTCAACTTAGCCGGTACTGATTTTGAGGATGGACCTTCATTGAAACACCTGGCCTACAACCCCAAGTATAGGACGACAAATCCTAATACTCACTACGGTTGGGAGAGCGGGAGGCATGGACATAAGTGCGCTGTGTCTAATTGTCACATCAGATGGGTGCATAACCACAATGATGAGATAAAAAGACATCAGCCAATGCTGTGTCCTCTCCACGCGAACTCGGGCGGAGTGCTGGGTAGTGCACATCAAGCGTGTGATGACAAGTATAGCTCTGACATCGGTACAACGGTGAGAGTAAGGTGTTGTTACATGGATTGCACTAGGAATGGAGGACGACGAGGAGGAGATAAGGTCGGTCTATGGTTGTGTGATGAACACAGGACTACTATGGGAATCGAGAGAAGCCCTGATGTAGCCGCCGCAGTCAGCTCACTTCCAAACGGATCGAGTTTCAGGGAGACGTGTGAGCCCACATTGAGGAATCATGCGGATTACACGGCGAGGCTGATTGAAAACATTGCTGGCGAGAGCTGGGAGGTTGTGACGACAGTCCTCTCCGGAATGAATGTGAAAGATCGAGGAGGTTGGACCTATTTACAACGGGCTATTTGGGGCGGAGCTGTCCTAGCTTCAATCTACATTGTGATAGATGTGGTGGCGAGAGCATTTGGGCGGTCTGATGAGGATACGACGTTTGGGGCCGAGTCTCCGACACCCGCTAAGCAAAGTGGTGGTCGAGGACGAGGGAAAAGAGTTTTCGACAGGCGAAAGGCTGAAGCTCCTAATGATGGTGTGGAGGCTATTCCGATGCAACTTGGTGAGAGGACGGTATCAGTCTTTCCGCTAAAGGAAGACGTATACTTGTCTTATTGGCATGTATTCCGGAAAGCCTTGAGTGAAGGTAGGGATCTGAACATGAAAATGAAACGAGGTGACCGTGTGTTTGAGGCGCCGTTGATTGATGATCTATTTGTCATAGATGAAGAAGCCGACCTAATTGTCTTTAGATTCGTGAACAAGAAGATGAGCGCGGCCCCCAACAATCTGAAAAAGTTTATCTGTAGTGGAGAGTTATCAATGATTGAATATCACAAGCAGCCGATTCCATTCTTGATGAAGACGCGTAGAGGACGTAAGTTCTCGACTGCAGTCCGAAAGATGAATTTGTGCTACGAAGACAGTTTTGGTAATCTGGAGCTGGATGATTGTTGGAGGTACGCAATGGCAACGGAGCCGGGTGACTGCGGGTCATTGATGGTGGGAACATCAGGTTCGTTGGCGGGAAAGATTCTTGGAATGCACGTAGCTGGATCAGCAACGAAATCGAACAACTCACAAGGAATGGCTGTAACTCTGAACCGAGAGGATCTAGAGGATGCAGTTGAGAACTTGCTGAAGGGGACTATGCCTGAGCTTGACGATACTACGACCTTTTCTGCTCAGTCTCCTAGACCGAACAAGTATGGGGTTAGCAGTGGGCACATGAAGGCAGAATCCAAGATGAAAGTAATTGCTCCATCATGGTGTGTTGAAGATCTTGACGCAGGACAGCAGAGAGATTTGGTAGTGGGCATTGCAGTGGAATGTGAGAATGATGTTGAGACAGTCATCGAAGCTGAGAAGAAGTGTGAATTTGTTTTCAAAAACTTACACCATATTAAACCAGTCAAGAAGGAGGAGGTGATTTTCCAGTCCAAGAGGACTAATATTATCCCGTCTGTATTGCATGGAAAGTTGAGTGTTGAGTCGGTTAAACAACCCGCAATTCTTTCAAGGGATGATGATCGATCAATGGGGAGAAATCCTCATGTGTTGTCAATGTTGAGATCCGCGAATCGACCACCCATTGAAGTGAACGAGAGGCTCGTGGACCGAGTGTTTAAGGACATGGAGGTTCTGTACTCCCGGACTCTTAAATGGCCGCTTTCTAGGAGGCTGACGTTTGAAGAGGCGTGTAAGGGTGTTCCAGGTTTGTTGTCTAGTTTGAGAGTCAAGACAAGTGCAGGGTATCCTCTCGTTAAGACTACAATGAAGAAGGGTAAAACCGAATTCATTTGGTTTGATGAGAAAGGAGAGTTCCACTATGATCCAGAGTTTAAGATGCTGGTTGAGGAG